CCCCGATGGCCTGCCAGATCAACTGAATCCGGATCAAACAAACCCGACTCTAGAACCGGGTGGACTCAGTAAAGGGGACTCGCCATCTCCACTGACGCCGTGTACGACCTCGGACCCGCCGTCGTATGTGCAAACCATGAGGCTGGCGATGATTGAATGTCTTGGTTGCGGCTCGACGGTGGGGCAAGACGGCGATTGCCCGCGCCCCGAACACTGCGGAAACTGCCCACCTTGGGACTGTGACGAATGCGGCCAGCAGTGCTCGATCAACACCCCTTGCGGGTGCTGGATTTTCCTTGAAGGCATGAACCTCGCCGACATCAAGGCGGTACTCGCCGCAGCCGATCTGAGTGTCAATGTGGAGGTGCCGCCATGCTCGACAGATTCTTCGCGGCACTAGCCGGCGCCATGGCCCCTCCACTCGTGGCCATGTGTGAGCGCATCGCGGATAAGAAGATCCCTGACGACACCGTGCCGAAGTTCATGGACGGCCTGCTGGATATCGCCCGCGACGGCGTTGACCGCGCCGTGAGTGTGGTGCAGACGTCCGCTGACGGTATTGCCGGTAGCGCGGAAGCTGAACTAGGTCAGCTCGGCTCGGAGATTAGGGGAGTGGTCAAAGCGGCCAACCCCATAGATATTCTCGGCAGCCTGTTCGGGCGACGCTAGACACCGCTGATGTCGCTGCACCGCAGTAAAATTGAGGTATGAGCATTGAGACCGAGCGGCAGTTGAATCGCCGCTGCATTGAGCTGCAAGACGAGATAATCCGCTGGGGCGAGAAGGCGCAGTGGGCGCTTGAGCAAGATGACACCGGATGGTGGGGCGATGTCCTCGGTGGCATCGTCAAGCGCGGCAAGCTGATGGCAGAGAAGGGCACCTAACGATGTGCCCTCCACGCTGTCAGAACTGCATCCATCCGCAGCATGACCACGAAGGCTGGTTTGGTCGCTGCACCCGCGACGACTGCGAATGTAAGGCAATGCAGGACTGACTTGCCCCTACAGCCTCTCCGTTCTACTATCGAACACATGTTCGACAAGGTGTCATACCGTATCGAAGGTGATGGACCCGTCACAGCGGTACTCACTTACCAAAACCGGGAGTACCGGCACACCTCCCGAACCATGTGGCTCGGACACGAAGACGGCATGCCCCAAGGCTCCATCCAACTCGACGAGCATGTGTGGGCGCGGCTACAGCGCATCAACGGAACCATAGAAGCCACCATCACCGACTCTAAGACTGGTGAAAGCTACACCCTCACACCTGAATAGACACCGCGACTTACGCTGTAGCTCGGTAAAATTGAGGTATGGATGATCCCGAGATTGAAGTCGCTGAGGCGGTGTGTAAACGGCACAACTGGGACGGCATGATGTTTTGCGCTTGCACTGCCGCTGCTCGTGAAGCTTTGAAGCGAGTGGGCGCCGATCTGCAATCCGTCGATGGCGTCTTAGGTCTGCTTCATCATCGAGGGCTTGTTGACTCCGAGCGCAATAGAGCTGATGTGAAAGCTGCCCTCGAAATCGTACAGAGGTACACCCGATGACTGAACCATCTCAAGCCCATATAGACCGGGCACGTGAACTCGGCCTCTCTTTCGATCCTTCTGATACATCGGATGAAGAGTTAAGCCGTGCTATCGCAACGTATGAGCGGGTTTACATCGAGGCGATGACCGAGAATGCTGGTAGGGACACTGATACTCCTACTGAGCGCCGCAAGATGCTGGGCGTATGGACTCAGCGCGATGAAGAAGAGGCCAAGGAAGCCGCTGAACGGCGGCGGATGTTCGGCTCCCGACGAATCCCACCCGCCTAGACACCGCTGATTCCTCTGAAACGTCGGATAATTGAAGGTATGGACATCACCGAGAAGCCATTGACCAACCTGGCTGACACAATACATACAGCCCTGATCGGACACAGGCCGGACGACTACGCCTGCTACTACAAGCAGCTTTTCAATGTGTTTGGAGCGCCCGGCATCCCGAACACCTACGAGGCGGTACTCAAGCGTTACGGCAGGGTAATCCATCGAGAGACATTCTGGCGGCGCAAGAGCGCAGAGAAGCAATGCATCGCATGGAAGCGCTTGTATGACGCCGTCGTACTACCACCTCCACAGTCCTAGACACCGCTGATCCCGTTGAAACGCGGGATAATTGAGGTATGAACGACGAATTGAGCTTCCTGCTTGAGGCGTCGCCGGAAGAGTGGGATACCTTCATTGGATGCCCACATACAGGCAAGTCCTACACGGAAGTGGGACGGCTAACCGGCGAGGTGTTCACGCGCTGCTGCGACTGTCACACGGCTTTGCCTAATCTCCCGTCCTAGCTGAATCCCTTTGGGAGGTAATCATGCTTGATGGTCAACCGTTGGGCGAGTACCCGGAACTGGGGCCGACGCACACCGCCGAGTATTTCGAGCTCCTAACACTGGCCTACTTAGCCAGGCTCATGGGTTACCACATCTAGTGCCATGCCCCTCACTGCTAACCAGCTCCGCATCCTAGAGGCGTTGCAGCGGTTACGTATAGCCCGTACTGAGGGCGATGTTGACGCCGAGCTCGTGGCCTACAGCCGCATGGATGAGCTACTGGATCGTGAACCTAGGGGCATAGGTTCCGTTTCGCCGATCGCGCCATAGCCAACAGATTGGCTGGTGTCGCGTTCGGATAGTTGGAGTGCGAGGCGACCTGCTCGGGGGTTTCCCCGTTGCGCAAGTCATTGCACATGCCGTTCCCGGCGGCCAGTAGGAACGGCCGGGACTGCCACATCACTTGAAAACCCTGCCCGGACAGTTCGTCCAGGTAGGCGTCATCGTCCGCGTACGCCGCGGGCGCGAAAACAATGCTGGCCGCTACGGCGGCTGCAGCTGCGATCTTGATCATTGGCGGATCGTAGACCTCCACCCCGACGGGTACAGGCGAAACGGGAGATCAGATGGCCGTGCAGCACTGCGAGGGTTGCCCCTCGTGAGGCGATCCAAGGATTGGGAGACCCCCCGAATTCGTAAGCGAGACTTGGGACGGGCGGTCGACCCAACTACCTGTTCTTGCGGGGACGCCGAATGCCCAGAATGCATGGACTGGCTAGATGACTAGCCTAATCGACACATGCGCGGTATTTGGGTGTGGCATAAAGCGTCGGACGCGCGGTCTATGTCCATCGCATTACCAGCGATGGCGCCGACACGGGGATCCACTAGCTGGAGGCCTGCCAGCCGGCGCACCATTTGAGGATAGGTATTGGTCCAAGGTGGATAAGTCGGGCCGCTGCTGGCTATGGACCGGGGCGAAGAATGATGCCGGATACGGTCAGATCAGCGTGGGCGGGAAGATGGTTTACGCCCACCGCCTCTCCCTGGAGATGTCCACGGGGAGCACAATCCCACCCGGGATGGACGTTGACCACATGTGCCATACCCGGCACTGCGTAAACCCTAATCACCTCAGGCTGGCGACGCGTAAGCAGAACTTGGAAAATAGGCGGACCGCCAACTCATCATCTAAGTCGGGCATCCGTGGCGTCTCATACTCAATCAGCTCACGTCGTTACCTAAAGCCCTGGCTAGCGCAGGTCAGGTCAAAGGGGCAGCCGACCTACTCGGGCTATTTCAGCACTAAAGAGGAAGCTGCCGCAGCGGTCGTTTCAGCTCGACTTCGCATGATGACACACAGTCAAGAGGATTAGCGATGACCGGGCGTCGTCTCGGGGTAGCGATCACCACCCACAACCGCAGGGATGTTCTCCTCAACGCGTTAACGCATTGGATCGAGCACACCTCGGCTGATGTTCCGATTGTTGTTGTGGACGACGGCAGCGACGAGCCGCTGTGCCTTGAGGGCTGGCGGGGTATCCCGGTGCATCGAGTGCCGAGTGTGAGTGTTGTTCGCCATCCATTACCTATGGGGATAGCGGTGGCGAAGAACCGATGCATCGCCGAGCTCATGGACTTGGGGTGCGACCACCTGTTTCTGGCTGACGACGATGTGTGGCCCACCGTAGACGAGTGGTGGCAGCCTTACGTTGAGTCGCCGGAACCGCATCTGTCGTTCCAGTGGCCCAGCGGGGGCCGGCACAGCGTCACTCACCAGGACGAGCAGCATTTCGCTATCGGATTCCCCCGCGGGGTTCTCCTATACGCCGAACGCCGAGTGATCGACACGGTGGGCGGCATGGACACCGGATATGGGGCGCACGGCGGCGAACACGTCGACTGGTCACAGAGAATCCACGACGCAGGGTTGACGCGATGGCCGTTCGCCGATGTCCGAGGATCACACAACTTGATCTACTCCCGCGACAAAGCCGAAGGAAACCGAACAGGTTCTTCCCGGTTTGAGCTTCCCGAGCGTGCCCGGATGTGTGAGGCCAATGGAAACCGTTGGGGCCACAAGCACCCAACATGGCCGTACTTTCCATTCCGGGGAGGCGAGGGCGTCCAGGACTACCAGTTAGGCCCGTACTTCCCGCCCGCGGAGCATTATTCGCTGCTGCGGCATGTGGTCGGTTTGAGACCTTCCGGTGTGGCTTTGGAGTTTGGGGTGGGTAAAGGCGAATCGACCCGCATCATTGCCGAGCACATGCCGGTGATCGGATTCGACAGCTTCACCGGACTGCCTGAGGATTGGCGCGACGGATTCCCTAAGGGGTCGTTCGCGCATAAACCACCAGCCATCAACAACACTCGCCTAGTGATAGGTCGGTATGCCGACACCCTGCCAGGGTTCACGTTCCCTGAGTGTGGTTTGGTGCATATCGACTGCGACCTGTACTCGTCCACGGCAACAGCTCTGGAATATCTACAGCTCAAGCCTGGAACTTATGTCGTTTTTGATGAGTGGCACAGCTACGACGGCTGCGAAGACCACGAGATGAAAGCCTGGCGCGAATATGCCGACCGCACCGGCATCAACTGGTGTGTGGTTGGGCATTCGCATGAGGCTTGGGCGATTCGGATCACCTAGGGAGTTGTGTTGCGAGTCATCCTCTTTGTGTTCGCGGGCCGTAAAGCCAATATGCAACTCCAGGTACCGTACATCAAACGCATCCTGGCTGAGCATCCGAATGTTGAATACGACATCTGGAACCTCGCCCGCGACCCCAAGGACGCGGAGTATCTGCAAACCATCACGGGCGAGCGGATCACCGTCCGTAACGACTTCCATGGCGGATGCCATTGGACCGGTTTCAACAAGGTGTGGTGGTACTACGCCCAACCCGAGTATCGGGACTGTTTGTTCGTCAAGGTCGATGACGATGACGTGTTCTTCGAGACCGCACGCTTCGGTGAATACCTTGAGGCGATAGACAACAACCGCGGCAGCGTTGTCTCCGCGCTGACCGTGAACAACGGCGCCTCAACATGGTTGGAGCCGCTGATTTGGCGCGGCTTCGAGAACCTGAACATCCCTTTGTTGGATGTGCACATGTCCGGCGACTACGCCCACATGTCACACGAGCATTTCCTGACCAATTGGCGGGATGTGACTGGTCAACCCAACCAGGTCATCCCGACGACGGACTGGTTGTCGATCAACTGCATCGGACTCGACCACCCCACCCTGAAACGCATCGCAGACCTACTGGACACCCCTTCGCCTGCCCATATCGCAGGCAGGGATTGGCCGCACGGCTTCAAGATCGGTGACGAAGGTGCAGCCAATATGCAGCCCCGAGTCATCCATAGAGGGTTTGTGGTGTCGCACCTATCGTTTGGACCTCAAGAACTCCCCGATGAGACGTGGGACCAGCTGCGCGCTGGTTATGCGAAGGTCGCAGGGGAGTACCTGTGAACGTCGCCGTGATCATCCCGTTCCGGGACCGCGGTAAGGACCCTCTAAGGCCCGCGAATCTGCGACGCGTCCTGATGGGCATGGAGGGGCTGTACCGCATCCATGTTGTTGATGACGGCCGCTCAGGCTATGAGTCGTTCAATCGATCCGCCGCATATAACCGCGGTGCCGACATGGTTGACGCCGATGTACTTATCTACTGCGAATCAGATCTGCTGGTCGACCCTATCCAGATTCGGGAAGCGGTCGCGCTGGCTTCGTTGACACCAGGTTTAGTCGTTCCGTTCTCACGCTTCATGGCCATTGCCCCCGAGGACTCGGTTCGCGTCCGAGACCTTGAGTTAGAGCCCGAAGAAGCTGTATCGCATCAGGTCCGAGGCGACCGTCAGTCGATCGGTGCCGTCAATGTCGTCTCCCGGGAATCACTCTCACTGATCGGTCAATACGACGAGTCGTTTGAGGGTGCTTGGTATGACGATGACGCGATGTGCCGAGCGTTTGAGGTGTGCTGCGGCCCAACCCGCTTCATAGACGGCCCCGGATATCACCTGTACCACCTACCCGGCGCCAGCGGCGATCATTTGACCGACGCTGATCGTGCCGCCACTGAACGCAACAAGGCCCGCTACCAGCTGTACCGGCAGGCAACAACACCGGAACGTATCCGCGAACTCACCGCAGGGGGTGTGTGATGGCCGACCATCTCATCACCGGCCCTGACGGCATCCAGTACACCTTGGCGGAGTGGGTGAACTCCCACATCGTTGGAACTTTCGAGCAGATGCTCCCCGGCGGGAAGACCCGCAAGGGCGGTGCCTGCTCGTGTGGGTGGCGCACCCCGCCTTTCGATCCTGTCGGTGATCGCGCTAAAGCGATGGCCGATGAACATAAGCGTCTAGAAGACCTCGCTGATGAGATGCGAAGGGAGAATGGTTAATGGCAGCCTTCGTGTACTTCACTGTGGCCGACACCTATCAGGCCATCGTCTCTGATGGGTCTGATGAGGGTAGCGAGCCGGATCTGAAGATGATTTCCGGCACGGTCACTTTCACTCCGTCGGTGAAGGAAGTGCTGGCCACCATCTCCGATATCCCCACCACGGTGCGTTTGGAGCCGATCATTGGCCGCATCGAGGAAGACGGTGTGCTGAAGACTCTCGATTCCACACCAGGTGTGAAGCTGCTCGCCAACACCGAAGCAATCGGGCCACTGCCTGAGCTGACGTATCGGGTGGACTTCACGAACGTGGTCTACAACCGCAAGACCAACCAGCGCATCGAACCGTTCCGGTTCGCCGCTGCCACAAGCGCCACCACGCTGCGCTTGTCTTCGGTTGAGCGCCTGCCGCTTTAGGCACACGTACTAGGCGCCCCTACCCGTCCAAAGGTAGGACCAGTTAAGTCAAGTCGAGAATTGAGGGAACAACTATGTCTGTCGACGTGATCCATGTGCCAGGCGGTATCGGTGGCCGCTACGAGGATTACTACTTTCCTGTCCAAGCGGCGCAGGTCCGAAACCTGCTAGGCAAGATCCTGACCCATATCGAGGCCATGAACCTTCCACCGCGCGTTGAGAAGGCCAACAAAGACCTGGTCCGCCAATCCATCTGGGACTGGTGGTCCGACGCCATGGAGAACTCCACCACCTCAGCGGGCGGATGCATTGGGCCGATCGAGAACATTCGGGAAGCCCGCACATCTGACGACAAGCCAAACCGATATGTGTGGCACACGACGGTTGGAGAGCTGGCGCCCAAGGCGCCGAAGATGTTCGTCACATACAGAGACAAGCGCTGATGAGCGACGAGCAGTACTTCGGCCCCTTCTGGGTCGGCATCAAGACTCGAGATTTCTGCGGTAAGCGCCTACCGAAGCGAGATCATAAGCCGTGGATCGACGACGGCGTCTATGGGGAGATCTACTGGGGCGATAGCGCGGGGGCCCGCGAGCTCGCGCAACATCTACTCGACGCAGCGGACGCCTATGACGCACTCGCTTCGGAGTTCAACTCATGAGACCCGACGAACGCATGAACCAGCTCCAGCGAAGAGTGGTTAACCATGCCCTGGCGGATCGGATGCTGAAAGTATCGCGGGGCGAGCCGATATCCGTTATGCGGGGATGGGCCAAGGATGGAAAGACCTTTCACTTCCTTGAGCCAGACCTATCTGGCGTGGATTGGCACCATGAGATGCAGAGGCTTTGGTGGGCTTGACCTACCGCATCGGCATAGTTGGCCATAACAAGCGGGCCGCCGCGGCCCATAACCTGATGGAAGCTACTGGTGCAGCGTTCCTGTCGTTAGACAACGGATCTAAGGGCTGCAACGGCAACCACCGCCATGTACTCGAGTGGCTATCCACCAGCCCTACTGAGTGGGTAGTTGTCCTTGAGGATGACGCCCAACCCATAGACGACTTCCGCACACAGCTCGATAAAGCGCTCACCGCGGCCCCTTGTGACATTGTGTCCCTGTATTTGGGGACCAACTATCCGCGTCTATGGCAGCGCGGCATACAACGCGCCACAACCCAAGCCGACCAAACTGATTCGCCCTGGCTGGTATCCGAGCATCTACTACACGCAGTGGGGTATTGCATCCGCACCACCCTGGTACCTGATCTTCTCGACGCCCTACCTGAGATGCCCATTGACGACGCCATCACCACATGGGCCAGAGACCAAGAGCACCGCATCGCCTACACATGGCCAAGCCTCGTAGACCACGAGGATGCGGACACCTTGATCTCCAAGCGCCCCACACGTAACGCCCCACGCAAGGCCCACCGCACAGGCACACGCACCCAATGGGCTGGCCCCACCGTAGAACTGGAGTACTGCTGATGCCCGAAGAGATGACTACGGCCGCCTTTCATGTCGATGCGGGCACGTCCCGTACGGAGCGCACCACAGTAAGTGCAACGTTCGAAGTCGTGGGTTGCGAAGCCGTGATTGATCTAGGTACCTCCTAAGGGGGATTCACTAATGCCCGTCCTAGTCTGCTCACGAGGCAAGGAATACGTACACCCATCAGGCACGCACTACCTGTCCAGTCCCACCAATGTGCTGCACATCTTCAATGGTGAAACCAACGTCGCGTCCTACCGCGAATGGGACTATGCCTGGATACCCAACGGAGAACCCGGCACAGGCCAACACGTCGACAACTCGATCAACTTCAACAGGCCAGTCGGTGTCACCACCGTGGAGGAGCAGCAGAAGCGCGCGCGTCTGCAGTTGTCCCGAGATGGCCATGCCCCGCGCACCTAGAGTCTGCGCACACCCTGACTGCACAGAGCTGGTGCATGGCGCTAGGCGCTGCCCCCAGCATCAGGTAAGCGGCTGGTCCTCTAGTCCACGCACCGCATCCGCAGGACGCACAGGAACCAGCGCATGGAGACGCACCAGAGCCTACGTCCTACACCGCGACAACCACACATGCCAGATACGCGGACCACGATGCACCACCCACGCCACCGAAGTCGACCACATCAAACCAGTCAGCCTCGGCGGCACAGACTTCGCAATCAACTGCCAAGCAACCTGCCACACCTGCCACGCCTGGAAAACCGCACAGGAAGCCAACACGGCCCGGCAATGACCCCCTGGGGACCACCCCCACCCCACCCCACGCCCCGACATCGGCCAGACGCCGTCTTTTCGGCCTGTACGGGTTCCCCAGCTTTTCCGGCCCCGAAACGGGGCGTCCAAGTCCCGAAACGGGAGGTTGATGATGCCTGGACCCACCAAGAAAGATCCGAGTCTGGTTGCTCGGCGCAATAAGACGACGACCAGGGCTGTTTTGTCTGCCGATCACGACATTGAAGCGCCCGAGCTCCCTGCGGAGATCGCGTGGCATTCGATGACGAAGCGTTGGTGGGCTGATATTTGGTCGTCTCCGATGGCTCCCGAGTATGCGGAGTCGGACATCAACGGTTTGTTGCGTGTGGCGATGTTGTACAACGACTTTTGGTTGGCGGAGACAGCGAAAGAGCGGGCTGAGATTCAGGTTCGGCTCGAGAAGGCCGATGTCGACTACGGAACTAACCCGATGGCTCGGCGCCGGCTGGAATGGCAGATCGAGCAGTCGGAGGATTCGAAGGCAAAGGGACAGAAGCGCCGCGGCGTCCCCAACCCCGCCCCGATGCCAGAACCCGACTCCGATCCGCGGCTCAAGCTAGTCCAATAGTCCCGCCATGGCGGTTCTGATTGTTCCGCCGCTCGACCTGTCCTACCCGACATTGGGGCCGCAGGTCTGCCAGTTCATCGAAGAGCGGATGGTGTTCGGCCCCGGATCCCTATCGGGGCAGCCGGCACGCCTCGATGACGAGAAGCGCGGCATCATCTACCGCCTCTACGAGATCTACCCGCAAGGGCACCGGCTTGCGGGGCGGCGCAGGTTTCAGCGTGGAGCCATTGAGGTCCGTAAGGGGCTGGCGAAAACCGAGCTCGCCGCTTGGATATCGGGTTGCGAGCTGCACCCCGAGGCTCCGGTTCGGTGCGACGGGTTCGACGCCAGCGGCAATCCGGTCGGCCGGCCCGTGGAGTCGCCCGTCATTCCGATGATGGCGGTCACCGAGGAGCAGGTGGAAGAGCTCGCGTACGGCGTGCTCAAGTATGTGCTCGAAAATGGGCCTGACGCGGAACTGTTCGTGATCACTAAAGAGAAGATCATCCGAAAGGGCTGGAACGGAACCGAAGACGGCTTTGTCGTCGCGGTATCCAACGCCCCCGGATCCCGAGACGGTGCACGAACCACCTTCCAGCACTTCGATGAACCACACCGATTGTTCATGCAGCGGATGCGGGACGCGCACGAAACGATGCTCCAGAACATGCCGAAGCGGCCCCTCGAGGATCCGTGGACGCTGTACACCTCCACCGCGGGCCAGCCGGGGCAGAACAGCATCGAAGAGGATGTTCTCGCCGAAGCGGAAGCTATCGACAAAGGTGAGGTTGACGACCCCAGCCTGTTCTTCTTCCGCCGATGGGCCGGCGACGAGCACCGCGACCTATCCACTGTGGAGAACCGGATCGCAGCCGTCGCAGACGCCACCGGCCCCGTAGGGGAGTGGGGCGTCGGCCAGTTTGAGCGGATCGCAAAGGACTACGACCGCAAGGGCATCGACAAAGCCTACTGGGAACGGGTGTGGCTGAATCGGTGGCGCAAATCTGGCTACCAAGCGTTCGACATGCTCAAAGTCGAATCCCTGCGCTTCGAGGACGAAGACAAACCGTGGGGTCCGATACCGGACGCCGCGTTCGTCACCGCAGGGTTTGACGGCGCGAGGTTCCGTGACGCCACTGCACTCACCATCACGGATATCGAGACCGGACGGCAGATGCTTTTGGGCTGCTGGGAGCGCCCTGAAAACGCTGAGGACTGGGAAATCCCAGAGGATGAGGTCACGGACCTAGTCACGGACATGATGTCCCGGTATGAGGTGTGGCGCATGTACTGCGACCCGCCCCACTGGACAGAAACCGTTGCTTCATGGGCGGCCCGATTCCCCGATCAAGTTGTCGAGTGGTTCACCCAACGCAAAACGCCTATGGCCGCCGCGGTTAGGGCGTATGTCGAGGCTATCGATTCCGGGATTGTCACTTATGGCGAAAACGCCTGGCAAGAGACGCTGATCAAGCATATGGGAAACGCTGGCAGACACGAGTTGAAGCTCCTTGACGACCAGGGAGCGCCGCTGTGGATCCTCCAGAAGCAAGACGGGCGCCTCGAGGACAAGTTCGACGCAGCAATGTCCGCGGTCCTGTCCTGGACAGCCTGTGTCGATGCTCGACGATCCGGGGCTAAGCCGCGGCCGAAATCTTATGTGCCGAGGCGCATCTACTAAATGACAGAAGGGAGTCCCATGGCGTCTACACCAGAAGAATGGCTCCCCATCCTGACCAAGCGCATCGACGACAACATGCCGCGAGTCCGGCTCCTGGACCGGTATGTGTCCGGCGACGCACCGCTACCGGAGCAGTCGAAGAACACGAAAGCATCCTGGAAAGCGTTCCAGAAGATGTCCCGCACCAACTGGGGCATGCTGATACGAGACTCAGTTTCTGATCGCATCGTGCCGAACGGAATCACAGTCGACGGGTCCGCGGACTCGGAGACTGCTAAGCAGGCGCAACGCATCTACCGCGACAACCGCATGGATGCCGTTGTGCGGCAGTGGCTCGACTACGGGCTGACCTTCCGCGATTCATACCTGACTTGCTGGCAGGGAAATGACGGCCAGGCAATAATCACCGCCGATTCCCCCGAAACCATGTACGCCGCAGTAGATCCCCTGCAGCCTTGGCGAGTGCGTGCCGCGATCCGCTACTGGCGCGACATAGACGAAGAGAAAGACTTTGCGTTCGTTTGGGTGAACGGTGCGCGCCAGAAGTTCTCACGCCCCTGCTACGTGCAGAACATCAACTCCAAGCGCCTCATGACCAGAATCTCGGGCGGTTGGGAGCCTGAAACCGACCTGATCGAGACTGACGGCGCCCCACCTGTGGTTGTGTACACCAACCCGGGCGGTGCTGGGGTTTTCGAGACCCATATAGATCTCATCAACCGCATCAACTCCGGCGTTCTGCAGCGCTTGTCGACGATGGCGATGCAAGCGTTCCGTCAGCGCGCTCTAAAGAAGGAGGGAGACAAGCCCCTACCGGCGGTCGATGACAAAGGCAACGCCATCGACTATGCGGCCATCTTTGAACCAGCCCCCGGAGCGCTGTGGGATCTCCCACCAGGTGTTGACATTTGGGAATCTGCCACAACCGATGCAAGCCCCATGCTCGCCGCGTCGAAAGAAGACATCCGGCATCTCTCGGCGGCCACGAAAACGCCCCTTCCCATGCTGATGCCCGATGGCGCAAATCAGACGGCGGAAGGCGCGATGAACACCGAGAAGGGCTTCATTTTCAAGTGTGAAGCATGCCTAGCGGTAGTGAAACTCGGCCTCGAAGCCATCATCGTTAAGGCGCTAGAGACCGAAGGTGTCGCAGACGTAGGCAATGTTGAGGTGTCATTCGAGGCGCCAGCCCGTGTGACACTCTCTGAGAAGTACTCTGCCGCAGCACAAGCGGCGGCAGCAGGGGAGCCGTGGGGCTCAATTGCGCGGAACATCCTCAAGTACTCACCCGACCAGATTGCACAAGTCGAAAAGGATCGGGCCAAGGAAGAGGCGATGGCGCCACAAGTAGCGCCACCTGCTCCACAAGACTTCCCCCAGTAGGGGGTTCGCCCGTACGGGCGCCACCAATGCGAAACGCAAAGGAATTTCACATGTCTGATGTGACCCCGAATGACATGCCGGGAGCCGTAACGGAACCGGGCGAACCAGAAGGAACCGTAGACGCCATCAAGGCGCCGAAATCCGAAGCCAAAACCGATGGTTTGACCGCTGAGGAACGGCAAGAGCTGGACAGACTTCGCGCCACCCGCGTTGAGGAACGACGCTGGGAAAAGCGCGCGAAGGAAAACTACGACGACGCCACCAAGTGGCGTGAGCTCATCGAGAAGAGCGGCGGAGACAAGAAAGAGTTCGACCCAAGGGCCGAAATCGACAAGATCCGAGCCGAACTGACCACCGAACGCACCGAACGGTTGCGATCAGAGGTCGCCAGAACCACCGGAGTTGACCCTGAGGACATCAAGGGCGGCACCGAAGAAGAGATGCGCGAATCCGCCGAACGGTGGAAGGTGCGTTTCAACGCTCGACTCGAAGAAGCGATCAAGTCGAAGTCCGCACCGGCCGCAGCGCCGGCAGCCGAGGTTACTTCAGACAAGAAAGTCACCGGTCCCAAGCAGTTGACCCGTGATGACCTCAAAAACATGTCCCCCAAGGCGATTCGAGAAGCCCGCGAGAGCGGGCAGCTCGACGAGCTGATGGGGAAGTAAGCATAGGAAGGAGCCAGTCAGATGGCTGTTACCCATTTCATCCCCGAAATCTGGTCGTCCTACATTCTTGAGCGCTACATGGCCAAGAATGTGTTCGCCTCCCTCGTTGACCGCAAGTACGAAGGTGAAGCCCGCAAGGGCAACACCATCCACATCCCCGGTGTGGTCGCCCCGGCGGTCAAGGACTACAAGGCGGCTAGCCGCACCACGTCGGCAGACGCCATCAGCGACACCGGAATCGACATCCTGATCGATCAGGAGAAGAACTTCGACTTCTACGTCGACGACATCGACAACGCGCAGTCGAACGAAAACCTGCTGCCGCTGTACACCGACGCCGCCGGTGACTCGCTGGCCACCGACGCCGACCAGTTCATCGCCAACCTGCTTGTCGCCAACGCCACCGGCATGCCATGGTCGTCCAACCCCACCACGGGAGATGGCGCGTTCAACGTCGTCAAGGACGCCCGCAAGCTGATGAACAAGGCCAACGTTCCTGACGACGATCTGCGTGTCGCGGTTGTGAACGCCGAGTTCGAAGCCTTGCTGGTCGGTGCTGATTCGAAGCTCACCAGCTTCGATTCGTCCGGCGACACCGCTGGTCTGCGCAACGCCACTGTTGGAAAGCTGCTCGGATTCCGTGTGGTTACCTCGAACAACCTGCCTGAGTCTGACTCGCCGCAGGCCGTGTTCTTCCACCAGCGTGCCGCAGCGTTCGTGTCTCAGATTGACGAGGTCGAAGGCATGCGCGCACAGGACAAGTTCGCCGACCGCATCCGCGGCCTGCATGTGTACGGCGGCAAGGTCGTTCAGGCCCCCGGCGTGCTCGTCTTCAACCGGGCCGGCAGCTAGTGCTGGCATCTCCCGCTGACGTCGCCCACGCCCTAGGGCTGGAAGACGAGAACGAGCTCACCGCCTCCCAGCAGGCCCGTGTCGAGGGCCTGCTGGAGAGGGTGTCTCGAAGGTTTCAGCGGGAGGCCGGACGAACCCTGACCGCAGGGGCGGTGACCGTGCGTGCACTCACGGTGGAGGGCCGGGTACATCTACCGGACCCCCCGTCTGGAGACACTGTTACGGTCACCGACCTCTGTGGTAACACGCTCGAAGGTGTCATCGAGGGCGACTACGTTGATGTCACCCGCAACGGGTGCCCTGTCGCCACGGGTGAAATCCTTGTCGTCGAATACACCCGAGATGAGCCGCCCCAGGCCGCAATAGATGCGGTAGCGGCGATGGTCGCGCGCCACCTCACGGTGGAACCCGGTTCACCCGAATCGAAGTCCACCGACCTCACCGCGGGCGCGGATTTTCGGCAGCGTCTTGCCGACTGGGTGTCTGACACATCCTTGTTCACCGACGAGGAACTAGCGGAGGCGAGAAGCTACCGCTACCCCGTCCCTAATGTGATCATCCACCGCCTGTGACCTTCGAATCACTGGCCAGGATCCCGGTCACGTACACCCCATACACGGGTGTCACTCAGGATTCCCTAGGGAACGATGTTCCCTCATTCGGCCCCACAGTGGACCTGAAGGCGTACTCGTATGCCCCGCACCGGACTGAAGACACGGACGGGCACACCTCACGCGATATCGCAGAAGTCGATCTAGCCATGCCCCCCATGACCGTTGATCTGATGTCCCGATTCGGGATCAATGGGAAAACCTACGAGGTGGTGGGTGAACGCGACGAAACAGGCGGATTCCACGGCTGGAAGCCAGGAATCATCGTCGAGCTGAAAAGGGTGACCGGATAGTGGCCAAGTTCAGGCTGAATCGTAAGGCGCAGAGCGAATTGACGAAGGAAATCGTCGAGAAGGTCTGCGTTCCCATGATGCAGCGGGTCGCTGACGCCTGCAACCAAGAAGCGGGACTGGAAGACGGTTTCCGCGTCTCGGTAGAAGGCGATGATCCTTTGGATAAGCGCGACTACCGGGCAACAGCTATCGCCGCAACGGCAGAGGCCATCCGGTACGACCACAAGCACGACGCACTGCTACACAACTTTGGCGAGGCTGGCTGATGTTCGCCTACCACGCCCAAGTGGTCAGGGACTGGCTGGACGAAAACATGCCGGTTCGGGTGTCCACTGACGTGCCGAAAACGCGCCCAGCGCAGCTGATCACAATCGATTCAGCGCCAATCTCTAGCGGATACTCGGGAACCAAAGCCCGCGTACTCGCACGGCGCCGACTGATCATCTACTCATGGGGCGCCAACGAACTGGACGCATACAACCTGATCGAGCAGACGCGTGAATGGCTCCTCAAACTCCCCGGCAAGGGCCGCGGAGTGCACGCTGTAGACATCGCAGGGGAACCTGCCCGCCGCGATGACATCGAAAGCGAAACGCGACGGTTCGTGATGACCGTCGATGTATTAATGCGTTCAAATCCCTGAATTTACAACTAAATACACCCTTTCAAAGGCTCGGCTGCACCGATCTGCTTCTGAAAGGGGCACATCATGGCTGAAGAAGTCGGCAACGTTTTCGCCGCAGAGCCGTCCGCCGCTGGGGCCGCGTTCGTCGCCCCGCTCGGAACTACCCTCCCAACCAGTGTCGACGGAGTGCTCGATGCCGCGTTCGTCGGTCTTGGGTATGTCGGCGAGGACGGTATCACTGAAACATCGGAGCGGTCCACCGATGAGAAGAAAGACATGGGTGGCCGCATCGTCAAGGTGCTGCAGACCGAGTACAACCACTCGTTCAAATTCGTCCTCCTGGAATCGCTGAATGCCGATGTCCTCAAGGCGATCTACGGTGCTTCAAACGTCACCGTCACCCCCGCTGACGGTACTCACGGCACCCAGGTGAAGGTCCGCAAGACCAGCAAGAAGCTGCCCCACCAGACGTGGGTGTTCGACACCATCGACTCGGAGCTGTCCGCGAAGTACCGCAACTGCGTCGCAGACGGGCAGGTCATCTCTGTTGGTGATGTGACCTTGGCTAGCAAGGACACCATCGAATACGAGGTGGAACTGAAGGTCTTCGAGTCGTCCACCGGTGAATACGTGACCACGTACACCGACGACGGGCGGATCGCGGGCTCCTAATAGACGCGGCGGGGCCGAATTCCCCTGCAGCCGAGCGCGGCCCCGCCGCTCTCCAAGCGCTACGGCTGCACACAAACCCCTTGAAAGGGCGCTCATGGCTGCAAAAAACGCAACACCCTACGTCCACATCGTGGAAATCGAAGGCGTCGAAAAGAAGATCAACCTCAAACCCTTCGGGTCCGTTCCATCCGGTGTCATTCGGCGAAACCGCAAGAACCCCGAAGAGGGTATGTGGGAAATCTTTGAGTGGGGCGCGGTCTCGGAAGCCGATCTTGCTGTGTTCGACGAGCTGCCCCTAACTGAGGTGGAAGACCTTTTCACCGCCTGGCAGGAGGCCGGACAGGTCACCGTGGGGGAATAGTCGCGCTTCTCGACCTCATCGAGAAGCATGGCACCGCACTAGAATACGACCTGATCAAAGACGGGCTACGCCTACGTGACTGCCCGTCTGACGAATTCAACTGGCGCGATCTGTGGGTGTATGTCAATCACCCGGAAGAGACAAGCGCGCTATGGAAGTCCAGGAACCCGAAGTATGCGGGCTGGACTCTGACTACCCGCCTTCTGGCGATTATCGCCAATGCGCTGCGCTGGCTGGTGTGGGCGAAAACCAAGGACGGACACCGTAACCGGAACCGTCCGGTGCCAATCGGCCCTGATATGGGCGATCAGCAGTCACGCCCCGGCCTGAAAGTCAAAGCCGCGCCCCTCTCGAAGGTCAAAGAGCTACTCGGCCTTTCAGGCGAAGAGCGGCGCGAGAAGAAACTGCGAAACCTGTTCGGAAATTAGGAGGTGACACATGGCTGTTGAACTTTCATCGGGATATGTGTCGGCCACCGTCAGGTTCGATGGGGTCAACAGGGGCATCAGCAAGCTCTTTGACAACGTCCAGAAGCAGGCAGTCAGCGCGGGAAAGAGGACCGGCTCCGCATACGCTAAAGCCCTTGCCGACGAGGCGAAAACCGCTGCGGATCAAGTTAAAAAGATCTCCGAAACGGTCGCTAAGTCTCGCGACAAGGAAGCCGACGCCGCAGGCAAGCTCAAGGTGGCCCTTGAGAAGCTGAATGAGGCGCGCGAGGCGGGAACCAAGGGTTCAAAGCTCACCGCCTTATCGGAAGCCCACGCGTCCGCCCTCCGCAAGCAGCAGTCTGCAGCGAGTGATCTCGCGAAAGAGCTAGACGGGCTCTCGCGCGCCCAGAAGCGCTCCGAGACGGCCCAACTCTCGATCAACAAGGCGCCGAGGCCCATACGTAGCCGTGTAACTCAACTACTTTCCGGCTCTTCGGATGCCGCGGGGCGTGAAGGCGGCTTAGCGGGGCGTAGGTTCGGCGACTCGTTCTCCAACTCCTTGCGTACCACGGGAATCGTCGCAGCTGGCACAGCGGTGGGCAATTTGGCTGCCAACGCGATGACGAAAGCTGCGAGCCTGGCCACAAGCGGTGTTTCGGCGATTGTCACCAAGGGCCTGGACTTCGAGAAGACCATGAACACCCTTTCGGGTGTTACCGGGGCCTCCACGGATGTCATGCAGCGATTCCGCGACACGGCCAAGGCCCTCGGCAACGACATGACCCTGTCGAACACCTCCGCAGCTGATGCCGCACAGGCCATGACAGAGCTGGCAAAAGCTGGCTTCTCAGTGGATGAGTCGATCGCCGCCGCCAAGGGCACCCTGCAGTTGGCTGCCGCCGCCCAAGTTACCGCCGGACAGGCCGCGGAAATCCAAGCCAACGCGCTTCAAGCGTTCGGGCTCAAGGCCGATTACGCCTCCAAGGCGGCAGATGTGCTGTCAAACGCCGCAAATGCATCCTCGGCAGAGATCACCGATGTTGCTTTCGCTCTTCAGGCCGGCGGTTCTGTCGCACGCCAGACGGGAGTGTCCTTGGAGGACACTGCGGCGAGCATCGCACTGCTTGCCAATAACGGAATTAAGGGTAGCGACGCCGGAACTCTGTTGAAATCAGCGCTTTTGAAGCTATCGGCGCCGAGTGACCAAGCCGCAGGAGCGCTGCAAGAGCTGGGCGTGAGCGCCTTCGACGCGCAGGGCAATTTCGTCGGCATGGAAGCCCTATTCGGGCAGCTACAGGCCGCATCCAAGCGTATGACGCCCGAAATGTACGCGATGAACACCTCTATCGCGTTCGGATCGGACGCCGCACGCCTGGCAGGTGTGGCCGCAAAGGATGGCGCTGCCGGCTTCGACAAAATGCGCGACGCCATGAACCAGGAGGGTTCAGCGGCCAAGCTTGCCGCCGCCCAAAACCAGGGTCTTCCGGGCGTCATCGAACGACTGAAGAACGCTGCGGAAACGCTGGCAATCACCCTGTTTGAGAAGATTCAAGGCCCTCTGTCGAGCATCGGTGATGGCCTGACGGGGTTCACAAACAAGATGCAAGACGCATTTGAGAACCCCGCAGTGAGCCAAGCCGCGGGCAATATCGGGGCTGCCCTGTCGAGCATCGGCACAGCCTTCGGGAACGTCCTATCCGCAGTAGGGCCCTCACTTGTGAGTGGGCTATCCGATGCGGTCAACCTGATTGTCCGGTTCAAGGATTTCCTCATCCCGCTGGTGGCGGGATTGGCTGCTTACAAGACGGTAATGCTGGCCATCACGATCGCAACCAAGGCGTGGGCAGCTGTCCAAGCCCTGCTGAACATTGCACTCACCGCCAACCCGATCGGCCTGATTATCGCTGCCATCGCCGGTTTGGTGGCAGGAATCGTCCTGCTATACAACCGGAATGAGACGTTCCGCAAGATAGTTCAGGTCACCTGGGCTGCCATCAAAAACGTCATCGGCGCCGTGTGGGGATGGTTGTCGACCACCGTATTCCCAGGCCTCAAGGCTGCGTTCACGGTCATAGGGGCTGCGGCAACGTGGTTGTGGAACAACGCAATCACCCCTGCCTGGAACGGCATCAAGGAAGTTATCGGCCTTGCCTGGGAGGTCGCTTCCGATCTGTTCGACAACTGGAAGCGCGCAATGAACCTGCTTGGCCAGGGCGCCCTATGGCTATGGAACAACGCGATTTCGCCCGCCTGGGAGGGCATCAAGACCGCAATCAGCGCGGCATGGAACTTCGTATCACCCATCTTGGACAAATTCTCCTCGGGATGGGACGCCCTCAAGTCTGGCATCACGGGTGCCTCAAGTGCCATCAAAGATGCCGTCACATCAGCCTTCTCTGGACTGGCCGCGGTCATAAAGGCACCCCTCAAGGTTCTGGGAACATTCCTGGCGGCCATCCCATCTGAGGTGTTCGGGTTCCAGATCCCCGGCGCCGACAAGCTGAATTCATGGGGCAAGACCCTGCAGGGCTTCGCGTCCGGCGGCCTCGTCCGCGGACCAGGTTCCGGCACCTCAGATTCCATCCTGGCGTGGCTGTCCAATGGCGAAGGCGTCGTTACCGCCAAGGGTATGCAGAACGGTGGCGCGGGCATAGTCGCGGCCCTTAACTCGGGCTGGGTGCCGTCCGCCGCTTATCTACACGACATGATGCGCGCCCCTGGATATGCGCAGGGACTCAACCCTGGGGCCGACTATCTGCGATCGATGGTCATGAAGATGTGGCCGCAGATCAAGAACATTTATGGCCGGCGTGCGGAAGACGGATATGGCGAGCACTCCTCCGGCAACGCCATCGACATCATGATCCCGGACTACAACTCGCCGCAAGGTATGGCACTTGGCAACACCATTGCGGCGATGTTGGCGAAGAACGCCAGCGCCCTGGATCTCAACGGATTCATCTGGCGACAGCAGAGTTACGGATACGGTGGCTCGTTCTCGTCAGGCAAGCAGATGCCCGATCGCGGCAGCCCGACTCAAAACCACATGGACCACGTGCATGTGATGTTGGGCTCCGGGCGTGGTTCAAATGCCGCGGCAGTAGGACTACCCACAAGCAGCATTTCGCTACCTTCCGGCGGATCAGTTGCGGCCCAGGCGCTAGGTAACACCTCCGGCTCATCTGGTGGTGGAGCATCGCCCAAGCAGATCCGTGAGGCTGATGACCGCATCACTGACCTGTCCAACCGTCTAGACGTCACCGAGAAAGAGCTCGCAGACCTCGAATCCAACCCCAAGACAAAAGAGACGACCAAGGAGCGCAAACGCGACCAGGTTGACAAGCTCAAACGGGATCTACAGCAGGCGAAGGACGATCGCGGCGCACTGGATTCGAAGGGTTCCGGCGGTTTCGGCGGCGGCAACAACCCGTACGCCAAGATCATGGAGGGAATCTCCGAGATCTTGCCGGACTTCGGCGGCCTCGCTGACATCGGAATCGGCGGGCTCAAGGAATCTCTTTTGCCCCCCGGATTCTCTGACCCAACCCAGTGGGGATTAGTCCAGGCCGGCTCCACGCTCCTGAAGTTCTTTGGCGGCCTGCGCAACAACTCCGACGGCTCACCCCTCCTCGGCGAGGGTGGAGCGCTGTTCGCGAACATCGCCGGATCTGCCATGTCTGGATCTGGTGGCGGGATTGTCGACGCGATAAAGACCGTCATCCCAGCGCCGTTCGGCAGCATGGAGGCTAAGCAGCTTCAGGGCGCCCCAGGCGATATCAACCCCGTCAATCCCGGCGCACAACTCCCCGGAACCGGATACGGCGACATGGGAGCGGCCTTCTCTCAAGGCAGCCCAGGCCCGAACCCGAGCGGAAACGCGCCGACGGTTGATCAATCAGTCACGGTCAACGCAACTAACACGGATGCCGCTATTGCCAAAAACAATGCAGCCCAACTGCAACAGTACCGCCGGAGCAATAGCACGGGCACAATGCCAGGACCACGCTGATGGCACTTTCTAACCCGTGGATCCACGGTCCCGAAACCGGCGAGGACTTTAACAATCTGCCACCACACCTGCAGGGTGTGGAGACGAAGATCGTCTACGTCGGCGTGGTCCACCCGATTCACAAGAAGCGATTCACCTGGAATCTGCTGGGATCTCATCACGGCAAAGAGGGCGTCGTAATGGCGCCGACAGCGGTGGGGCTCTTCCACACACCATTCGAAACCCTAATGTCCGAAGGGCCTTACCAGATCGGCGCCGAACCAGAACGCACCGACTGGAAAAAACGCATGATCTCCCTGGCTGTCCATGTGAATCCGGACATTGCCCCCTGGGATAACAACGGCAAGCTCATCGACACCCCATTCCGGTATCGGATGATCGAAGAGCGCTGGTGGGGTTCATGGTCGGCCACCGAAGACGGATACCTGGGAGTCTTCACCCGCACCCATGGATGGCGGTGGCTTCGAGTCCGCCTAGCCGAAGAGCCCAAAGACGCATGGGAACTCGATCCCGTGGCATTTGGCAACAACTTCATGACATGGAACATGAGCATCGTTGCCACACAGCCCTACTTCGCCAAGCGAACCGAGTTCAAGACGTGGCAGAACGATATCGACACCTCCACCCTGTGGGACAAGATCGAGGACCTGCTCAACGAATTCATCCCCGGGCTGGATGTGGGCGAAGGGGCCATTCGGGTCCCTAACCGGGGGGATATCGCTGTCTATCCGAAATTCCTCGTGTCCTCACCTGGCAAGTGCTGGATCCAGGAAGGGGACCGGTGGGTTGAACTCCCACTCCTGAGCCCCAAAGACGGATACATCATGGTCGACACCGATCCGAACGCCCAAACACTCACCGCAACAACCGATCCAGTTGACCCGCTATTCATGCGGATTCTACGGAACTCGCAACTCCTCGACGTCCTCCTGCATGACCTGCTTTCCATCACCTTGCCGGTGTGGAGGCGTATGGAAGACCGATTCACCGAAGCATCAAAGATACCGCCCCGCACGCTCGCGGCAGTGAAGGTGCGCCACTCCAACGCTGATGGGCGGGTCACCATGTTTGTTCCCCAACGCTATTCAAAGGGCTTCGCGTAGCAGTGTCAGGTGATTGGTCGATTGATCTGACCGACTTCACAAGCCTGCAAGGAATCCTGGACCGGCTGCTCCGCGAGACGCAGACCACCCCAGACCTCGGCGACCCGATGGTGGCATACCGCTACCTCAACGCGCGCCGGCAGGCAATGAAGGACGCCTACAAACAGCGCCCCCTGCTTCGGATCTGGGACAAGCACCATCGCTACATCGCCGACTTGGCTGGCGAAAAGTCAGTCGTTGTCGAGGAAGTCATGGCGGACTCCGGTACCGCCACCGTCGTCATCAAGCACTCCAACTGGCTGTCCAAATTCCTGCTCTACGACCGCCGCGCTGAAGAAGATATCCAATTCACGCTAGATCCAAACCCCACCAACCGTTCCTGGCAGAACCGTTGGGGCGGAAAGATCGTGAACGTCAACGCCGTCCGCGACAAAGACGGCCTACACACCGTCGAACTCGAAATGGTGCACAACCGGGAACACGCCAAACACATCCTCGGTGGCGCCAATCCTCTACTCCCGCCGGAAATCCAATTTCCGAAGATGTTCTTCCTTCCCTGGAACATGCGCACCGCCGGCTCCATCATCATGTTCCTGAACCTCGCTCGGCAGTTCTTCCCGCTACTGAGTATCCCCACGAACATCTTCAACCCTGGCGCCTGGCTGGGGGTTCGGGACGTCATCGGCGGCCTGAACCCGTTGGCGTGGCCTATCCAGGTCCAATTCGTCAACCCACTGTTCGATCAGTCCCGTACCACGATCCTGTCGTCCCGGTGGCAAGACCTGCACACCGTTTTGGCTGCGCCGATGCAGGACGCCGGCTGCATGCTGCGCGCCTACACCTGGCTGACCGAAGATGACACCTCGCCGCACCCAGAACTGGAGGCACTCGGGGATGCGCTGGCACGCCCAACACGAAACTGCGTTGTCTTCGCATTCGAAGACAAGTCCGGGGTTACTGGACCCACGGGGACCTTGATTGACGGCCCGCTGCGGCTCATCGCGGAGACCGCAGACGACCTGATCACCAACGCCATCGTCCCGCCCGACATGTACGACGAAGACGGCGACGGCAAAACCGATCCACTGATCAGGAAATGGCTGGGGTTCGCCCCCGCTAAGCCCAAGGTAGTTTTCCGCGAAGGGGAATACACCGGGATCATCGACGCGAAACGGTCCATGAAGGGATCGACAGCAAAGACCGTGATGACCGGCTCCCGGTCACCGGCATGGCTGAATCAACTCCAAACATTCGGCATCAAGTACGGACTTTCCCAGCTGTCCGCGGTCGTCAGCTATGTGATCGGCGCCTACCAGCAGCCCGGAACCCCCGGTTTGGAGGAGCTATACCAAGGGCAGCTGGATAACACGCTGTTCGCATGGCAACGATTCACCGATCCGCGCCGCGTCCTGCTCATGGGCGACCTGGGGTTTCTGGAGCATTTCGAGCAAGGCCAAGGGACCGCCTACACGTCAGCGGGAATCCTGGATCTGCGCAACGGGCATTGGAAGACAAGGGCGTTCGTCAGCTTCAAGACAAGTATCCGCAACGGCATGCCTTGGATAGCCGATGAGCATTTCACGCTCGGTGACAGGGTCGCGTTCCAGTTGGGAAGCGTCCTGCACGTCGACCAAGTGTCGGCGATCCGCCGCTCATACGACGCTGACTCGCCACTACTGGTTGAACTATCGCTCGGCCAGGACTTGGACGAAGAAGACCCGGTAGCCAAGTCGATGCGAACACTCGCGGGCTTCTGGAACCTCGCCGGAACCTTCTTCGGTTCCGACTCAATGTTCTGAGCAAAGGAACGAAATTGGCTGCAGATAAGTACGTTCCGCGTGCCCTACAAGCCTATGCGGAGAAGCAGAAGGCCCAGGACGCGCAGAAAGCGGAGATGGAAAGCGCCTATCAGGACTTTCTGACGGACTGCCACTACCCGCAGGACAAAGACGGAAACCGCATGGACTCGGCGCATTTCGTGTGGCTTGTGGGTTACCACATGATCAGGTGCGGGTGGCGGCGCTCGGCGCAACCCCTCATCAAACCACGGGCCGTCGAGGCACCCGGAGTAGTCGAAGGCGCCATCGAATGGGTCCCTATCGACGCACCCGACGACCCCCTAGAGGGCGTCGAGAACATGACGTTCGCACAGATCAACGCCCTACCAGAGTGGCTGAAACGCAAAGCGATACAGCGACTCAACGGCAACCAAGACGCAGATGACGACCTACCCGAAATGGCCGAACCGGCATGGCGGGTGACTCCGAACATCGCCATCAAAGATGAGCGACCCATCGGGGATGACTTCGTGAAGGGAATCGAGAATGGCTGAACCGGGCGATACCCCCTACCTTGGGTCGATCCTTGCGCGCCTGCACTTCTGGGGTGTCGTCTCCGACATGGACGTGCCCGGTGGCGTCACGGGCACATTTGAGCTTGCCGACCAAGACGGCGCAGTCACCATGGACGCCCTCGTCGGCCCTCCTGGTCCTGCTGGTGAGAATGCCCCCATCGTCAAGATGCAGTATCAGTCCAGCATCGACGACCCCGCCGATCTTCCCCAAAACCTCACCGACGATCCGATTGATATCGGAAAAGCCTGGTGGGTAGGCAACATCGTCTACCTGTGGGACGGCGAACACTACGTCCAGAAGCAGATGGGCACACAAGGCCCCCCGGGACCGCTGCCGAACATCACGCCCACGGTCCAACTACTGGACCCAGACAACCCCAGTTTGACCTCGGAGATCATCGTTTCGGGCACCTCCGCCAACCCGACATGGCTCCTGAAGCTCAAAGCACCGCGTGGTCCGCAAGGCGATAACGCCACCATCCGAGACGCAACCGACTATGACGACTCGGTCGCGCCCGCCGCAGGACAGGTCATTGCTTGGAACGGCGTCGACTACGCGCCAGCCGACTTCAACCCCTTGGCGACACGTTTCTACACCGTCCCCGAGTCTGCGTTCACCGACTTCACGGGTCTAGCCACACGGCAGACGATCGGCTCATTCATCATCCCACCGATGCCGTTCGACTACGTCCCCGTAGTGCACGGGCATTTCAAGGCCAACGGCATCGAACTCGACGCCGACCCATTCATTATCGGCTCCGAGGTCCGCATCGGTAACGCCACAAGCGGCCAGCTGATCGCCAAGGGCGCCGGCAACATGTCCTCCTGGTCCGCCCTGTTCCCGCATGCCTCATCCACGGGCTCCCCGAACACCGCTATCACCCCAGACAACGGGATCGGCATGATCCCGGCCTACAGCACCGGTACAACGTCAACTTTGTACGTGAACCTCGTCAACGAGGGCATGGCGGGCTTCTACTCCTTCAACAAAGCGGGCGCACAGCTCTCAATCCTCATCGTCCCAGTCTCTCCGTTGAAGCCTGAGGACGGCTCCTAGTGCCACGGTCTTTCGACCGCACCCCAGCGCCGTTCAACGACCCCAACCAGGGCATTGAGTTCCATATCGGCACCGCTTTTCAGCAAGGGCTGGACATGTGGAAGGCGATCATCGACGCCCTTGGGGAGTTCGCCGAAAACCTTGTCAAGGAACTCATTCAGAAGCTCCTAGGCTTGGACGTTGACCCGGAACAGGCGCTCGAGGATCTATGGAACCTGCTCACCGGCTGGACTGACGATATCCCGATCCTCGGCGACATCATCCAGATCGTCAAGGACTTCCTCAACGGGAATTCATTCCCAGGTGTGCTGTCAATATCCCGCATTGCCAACATCATCCAGGATCTGATCTACGGTGCGGGTGAGTTCCTGACCGCTGAGAGCGTCACCGATAATCCGTACTTCGACTGGGATTCGGTGACGCCCGGTTTCATCTCGGGCGGCTCGATCCGGGCGACCGCCAACGGCACGCAGCAGGTGTTGCGCACAGAGCCGTTCGAGGTGTTCCCGGGTCAAACGTTGGAGTTGCGCGCCGCTTCGCAGTGGACCGGTGCGAGCGCGACCGCCGGCTCAAACCCCGTCAAGGTCGGGTTCACACCATTCGACGCGGACGGCAACCCGCTGGCCGATGTCATTCGCGGTTCGCTGCAACCTTCTGGTGATCATGGTTGGCAATGGATTCCGGTCGCCGATAAATGGCCCGTGCCCGCCGGTGTGAAATACGTATCGCAGCTGCTCATCCTCGATGCCGGAGCCACGGCCGGAACCTTCCGTTTCTCGAACGCTTCGGCGTGGGCGTCGAACCTGCTGGACCTCGGGCTGGTCAAGGATCTGCGTGAGATGGTCGATGCCATCGGCGGTGTTGTGAATTCCGAGGCAGCCAACATCGAGGACCGCCTGCAGGCGATTACCGCTGACGGCAAGATCACCGCCTCGGAGATCGTCGGCTTGATCCAACAGGCGCAGGTCTCGGGCCTGGCCATCATGCAAACGGTCATCAACCAGATTCTCGACATTCTCAACGGCAACATCGTGACCCCGATCAACTCCCTGGTGCAGGGGGTCAAGGACTGGTTTGGGCTGAACCAGAACAAGACTCAGAAGTTGACCAGCGGCGGAAATCTGACGACGGCCGACGTTACCGGCACGTTCGACATGAGCCGGGTCGATGATCTTGTCGATAACCTCGGCAACATTCTGTCTGGGGTCAAGGACGGCGCCGACGGCGTGGGCACCGGCACCACGGGCGCTATCGGGGACCGCATCAATCAGGCCAAGGACTCGCTACTGGCGCTACTGGGCTTGTCGCAGGATGCGCTCAAAAGCGCCATCGCCGCACAGACCACCCTGCAAGAGCAGGAGACCGAGCAGAACACCGGCGACGGCAATAGCTACAGTTTCGTGTTCTCCGGGGCCGACGGTGCCGCACTGAATTCGACCGATTGGACCACCGGCCCCACGCCCGGCGATATCACCATTCGGGGCGACTCGGGGTATGCGGGTGTCAAGAACGGCAACCCTGACGGGTACTACTTCGCCAGCCCCAACTACACCTATGCCACGGACGGGCAGTCCGCCTCATTCGTGCTCGGCAACACCCAAAACGGAAACTACTACTCCGGGGTGTTCATTCGCTGCAACGCCGATCGCACCACGGGCGCCTACTGCCTGGCCAAAGAGGGCGAGATCCGTATCGGCAAGTTCACCCGCTCGGGTTCTAGCTGGTCGTTCAGCACGCCGCTGACCCTGCAAACGGGCCTGTCGGCGGTTAAGCAGGGCGCGCGTATCGAGATCCGCTGCTCGGGAAGTAACTACTTCGTGCGCGTTAACGGACGCCAGATCCTGTCAGCCACCGACGCAGGAAACACCATCAGCATCGGTGCGGCGTACCGGTATTCGATGTTCAGCGTTCAGCGGGCCAGCCCGTTTTTCACCTACGACTCCTACCGGGTCGCGGCGTTCGCGATGTCCGACTACACCTCTGCGGGAGCGGGATTCTCGATGTCAAATTCGTGGAGCATCAGACGCGACAGCACCGCCGACGTCACCTATGGCCCCTACTCGTCCGGCGCATTCCCTTCCGGGTTCTTCACATTCAACGACTACACCACCGACGTCACTCTCGACGACTTGGGCACGGCCCGCATCGAGATCGCCACCACCGGCCTGTACCGGATCAGCACCACCTACCGATCGGTCACCGCCAAAGGCACGTCCGTGCCCTATTGGGTGGTGTACAAGAACGGCACCCGCATCACCGGCGCCATCCCATCGGGCTGCCCGTTTGAGATCCCTCTCGTGGCAGGAGATTTCGTGCAGCCGGGATTTATCGCCGTCGACTACGACGTACGTTCCAACGGCTCGACAGGATCGGAAACCGTTGTCGCACGCAGCATCACAGCACTATCCGGCATCGCCACATTCGATGGCCGCCGAATCGCATAACCCAGAGAGAGGCCCAAGAGATGGCGACAACGTTCACCATGCCCGAACTGCCCGGTATCACCTTCACGGTAGAGCGCGGAGGACTCGACCCGGACGGGAAGCCCAACCCGTCCTGGATGCAAATTACCGGCACCCGCGATGCCGAGAATGACGAAGAGGCGCAGGTGGTCTCGCGCATAGGATTCGCTGGCCCGTAAATGCCCTGGTCTCCAAACCCGACCGTTCCCGCTGCGCGGTCGGGCGGTAAGTGGTCGCCCAATCCAGTCGCGCCAGCAAGCGCACCGGGAGGCCGGTGGCACGCCGTAATAGGCATCGACGCATCTCTGGCGATCATGTGCGTCGGCGAGGTCGAACTCATCGCCATGCAGGCGCTCGGGGTTGTGCAGTCGATTCACCTATCCCGAGACCTGGCGCTACAGGCGGTCTACCAACTGGCCGCGCAGCGATCGATCCTGGTCACCCGGAACCTGCAACTACAGGCCACATTCCAACAGGATCTCGCACTGGCCGTCACCATGGAACGCGCGCTATTCCTGGCCAAGGTCATCGGATGCGACCTCGCGCAGGCCGTGAGTATGACCGGCACCATCTCATTGGCCCGGGTCGCGCCGATCGATTTGACGTGCAACATGACGGCGCCGCGATCGATCAGCTTCGACAAGCTACTGCCCGTCAACCTGACGCGCACCGTCTCGATGTCCTCGGCCCTGGTGATCGAACGGGTCGCCAAGATCGACGCCGCACTCACGGTGACCATGGCACGCGCCTGCACCCTCGGCTATCCGCCGGGCGGTTTGCCTGTCCTGGCCAGCTACACCACCGCCGGTGCGTTCACTCACAACATCGTGCGCAACTGCGACTTCATGGACTGCGTTGGGTGCGGTGCCGGAGGCGGCGGGGGTGGCGGTGACGGCGGCCTGGGCAGCACCGGACAGGGCGGCCGTAAAGGCGCATGGAACGCGCGCACCGTCGCCCGCAACATCGACATCCCCGGCTCCGCATTGACCCTGACCGGCATGGTGGGCGCGCCCGGAGCCGCGGGAGCCAAGGAGAAAGACGGCGGCGCCGGCGGTGACACCACATTCCTGATCAACGGAATCACCACCACGTGTGCCGGTGGCGCCGGCGGTAAAGGCGCCTACGCCGGCAACGGACTCAACCAGCCCGGCGAGGCTGCGGGCAACACCACCCTCAACGGCCAGACCTACACCGGCGGCGCGCAGGCAGGCACCAACACCAACGGCAACTCACCCGGAGGTGGCGGCGGCCCCGGCTCAGGCGGCGTATTCGGCATCGCCAACCCCGGACGCCTCGGCGGAACGGGCATAGCACATATCCGGTCGTATCAATAGAAAGGGAAATCCACTATGGCATGGGGAATTTCGGCCTACCTGGCGAACAAGATTCTCGATCACATCTGCCGCAACGTGGCCTACACACCACCGGCAACCGTGTACGCCAAGATGCACACCGGCGATCCCGGCGCGAACGGAACAGCCAACGCATCCTCGGTGGCCACCCGCTACCCGTGTGCGTTCAACGCTGCTGCGGCCGGTTCGATCAGCCAATCCAACACCCCTGAACACACCCTCGGTGCCACGGAAACGATTGCCGGGGTGTCGTTCTGGGATCACCCCACGGCCGGGAACTTCTTGTGGTCATCGCAGGCCGCCGCCACCAAGTCCGGTGCCAGCGGCGACATCATCCGCATCAACACCGACACCCTGACTCTCTCGCCGTTAGCTGCATGATGTTCTCTCAACTGCTGCGGTACCCCGCCTTCTACGCCGTTATCGGGTTGGCGGGGTTCGGGTTCGGAGTGTGGTTCCGGCGCTCCCACTGGGCGGGTAGGCCTGGGCTTGATCCGCGGATCGGAGGTATCTGATGCTGCGCAAGATCAATGAGTGGCTGGCCGCGATCTGGTGGTCGTACTGATGGCCGTGCTACGTACGAACGTCGAGTTCGCAAAGCGGATCTTCCAAGACCGTGTCGGCAACGACTACGTCTACGGCGGGAACTGGAATCCGTTCAACCTTAAGGTCGGCACCGACTGCTCCGGTCTCGTCATCGATATCTGTGATGCGGTGCGCAACGGGACCGCGATGGCCTGGACTCGGCATGGGATGTCCACCGAGAGCTGGCGTCCGATTGAAGTAGGGCAGACCGGAACCATCTTCAACACCATATGCGTTGCGTCGCCGAACGACTTTCCGGCTGATGCTGCGGTGAAGATCGCCATCCACCACGGCCCTGGCGGTGGAGCGAATAGCCACATGTGGTGTGAGGTTGAGGGAATCCGCATGGAGTCCAACGGCTCCGATGGGTGTGTGACCGGGAACCAGGCGCGGTCCGTGTACGACACGAGCTATGCGAACGACTGGCACTACCTGCCCGGACCCATCACAGGCCAGGTAGGTGTCGATCCCGCAGGAGTGCTGGCACGTGCCACCGGGCTAAGTGTCGCGAGGGCTTCGCAGATCCTACCCGCGGTGTCGGACGGGCTCAAGGCTAGTCAGTGCACGAACGTCAATCGGATCGCGATGTGGCTGGCGCAGGTCGGCCACGAGTCAGCCGGCTTCAATGCCACCGAAGAGTATGCCTCCGGTGCCGCCTATGAAGGGCGTGCAGATCTGGGTAACACCCAACCCGGGGATGGGGTGCGGTTCAAGGGCCGCAGCTGGATTCAGATCACCGGCCGCAACAACTACGCAGCGTTCTCGCGGTGGTGTTCGGGTAAAGGACTCGTTCTGTCGCCAACGGAATTCGTTGATAACCCGAACCGACTGGCCGAACTGCGGTGGGCCGGTATAGGTGCGGCTTGGTACTGGACGGTCGCCCGCCCGGACATCAACGCCCTGTCGGATCGGCAGGACTTAGAGACCGTCACGCGCCGAATCAACGGCGGCACCAACGGCTTGGCTGATCGTCGCGACCGATACAACCGCGCCCTACTCCAGGGCGATGCGCTTCTGCAACTACTCACTGAACCGCTGGACCCGATTGAGGAGCTACTGATGTCAGACCTTCAGGTCGAATCCCTATCCATCTACGCCACCCCAGGTGAGCCGTTGATCCCGATTGTTCGCATGGTGCAGGCCATCGACGCCGCGGAGCACCGCAAGCTCGTCGAGGACTGGGCGCGCACCGGGGATGCAGACGCACTATCCCGTATCGCCCGCACCGCGGCGGGGCAAGGGAAGTTCCGTGACGCCGCCACCATCGCACACGCCAAAGCCGTGCTCGCTGACATTGAAGCCACTAACCCTGCAGTCCTGCAGGAGTTCATCTCTCAGAAGGGACAATCATGACCGCCCAGATTCGCAAGTGGTACTACCTCATCGGCGCACTGGTGACAGCGCTCGTGCCGATTCTGGTGACCTCCGGTGTCGTCAGTGACACCCAGGGCAATGCGTGGATCAACGCCGTTGTAGCTATCGGTGGCGTTCTGGGTGCTGCGGGTCTCGGCACTGCCGGTGTGGTCTTGGGCAAGCAGATCAAGGGAGCCCCCGGTGCCGCAGCGGACAAGGCCGTCACAAGCCTGCAGGACATCCAGGCTCAGCTGAACTCCACCGCGCAGGCCGCGCAGGACCAGCTTGCCGCCGCCACCCAGGTTGCCGTGGACAGCATCACCAAGATTCAGGCCACCGTAGGCAATGTCGTCGGCCCGCAGGTTTCCCTCGGCCCGCTGGCTGCCGAGGTCATCAAGAGCGTGACTGAGTGATCCTCACCCTCGGTTCTCACGGGGAGGTAGTAGCGAGGTGGCAGCGGGTCATGTTGGCCCGCTTCGCCTCCTACGCCAAAGCCGCCGATGGGGGACCACTGAAGGTCGACTCGTATTTCGGGTACGACGACCAAGCCGTCCAGAAGGAATATCAGCGCCGCACGAACCAACCTCAGACGGGTGAGGTCTCGCAAGCGGATCTGGTGAAGCTGGGTTTGACGCCGCTGTTCTTCACGGTCGAGGGACACCTGTCCGACATGTACCAGGGGCCTTGTGCTTTCGTGGCCTCTACTTTGGAGCGTGAAGGGCGGGCGGTGTGGCGGCCCACCGGCTATGACAACGTGCGGTTGCCGTTCAACAACCAGTCCGGTGTGGACGAACTCGTCAACCGTCTGGATACCAAGCTGTTCGACGACGGCACACCCTTCCCTGAAGGAACACCCTGGAATCTGGCGATCTTCAGCCAGGGCGCGATGGTCGGCTGCGAGGTCATGGAAAAGCACGTCCTACCGACTAATGGCAGGTTGCATTACCGGCTCAAGGACTTCCGCAAGGGTATTGCATTTGGGAACCCCTACCGCCTGATCAACCAGTGCGCCCCTTGGGTTCCCGACCCGCCCCAGCCCAACACGCAGGGAATCATGGACTGGCACTTTGACTTCCTGAAATACCCCGAGCTGGCGGGGAAGTGGCAAGAGCATGCCCGCACCCGCGACTGGTACGCCGAGAACCGGTTGGACGAGGCAGGTCAGAACATGACCGCGATCGCAAAGATCATCACCCAATCCTCCTGGACCGGTGGGGCTTCCTCGATAGTTGCCCGAATCATGGACCTATTCATCAACCCATTCGACGGGTTGATCGACATCGTGTGGGCGATCGTCCGAACCTTCCAGGGCATCGCCCACTTGGAGGCCCACGGCACGTACGACCTGAATCCAGTCCTTGACTGGTTCCGTGCTTAACAACTGAATAGAGCCCTCGAAGCGCCCCATGAAAGGCGGTTCAAACAAATGTCCATCCGGGAACAACTGGCCGAGGCCGCCAAGCCGAAGCAGCGCTGCACATGCTGTGCATGGGTCGCTACGCAGAGTGCAGATGACCGTAAGGCTATTGAGGAATGGGTAGCCGAAGGGAAGTCGATTGAGGCGCTTGTCCGCGTGCTGCGGAATGAGGGTCTTCCGGTGGGGCCGGTGCAGTTCCGGCGTCACGTGCGAGAGTGTGTGCGCTCTTGAGTATCCGTGACAGCCTCAATAGTCGCCGCCCCGTGCCGGAAGAGTCGGCACCAGAGCAGGCGAAAATGCGCGCGGAGTGGGACGGCACCGCAGGTTTTATTCAGACGGGCAAGGTCTCAGATGACTTCGATGAGCAGGACTTCGAGGGCATCCTTCGCGAGTTCGCCGACGAACTGCACTACGACCCAGCCAAGGTTGAGATTGCCGGTAACCCACAGGTCGTGGTGTGGGAGACGGGCTTCCGCAACAAGGAGGGGGAGTGGGAGAAGCATAAGCACCACTCCTGGCGGTATCACCTCGCCGTCCGGCGTTGGGCTATAGACCTACCCGCCTTGTATGCGGAGGTCCGCAAGACGAGGCCGGTGCAGCCGAAGAAACCCACAGGGGAGTCGACGGTTGTGGTGTGCTGGGCAGACATTCAAACCGGGAAGGTCGACCACCTCGGCGGCGTCAAAGAGTTATTACTGCGCCTTCAGGAAAAGCGGGAAAACCTGAACGCCTACCTGAAACGTTCAAGGTTTGATCGCATCATCATCGCGGACGTGGGCGACATTGTGGAGGGCTTCGACAACGTCACAGCCCAAACCCGCACCAACGGCCTATCTCTCATGGATCAGGTCGAGGTTGCCGCCACGGAGTTCTGGAAGACCATCACCCTGTGCGCCAAGCACGCCCCGGTGGATGTGCTGTCCATCCCGTCCAATCACGGCCAGTGGCGCCGCGGGAAGGATCTAATCGGGAAGCCCACCGACGACTGGGGATTGGCTATCTCGAAACGTCTTGAATGGCACAACAACCCCGACAACCAAGGCCCGAACCTGCCGGTAGATTTCCACCGGCCGCCCGAGTGGTGCGAGACACTGCAGTTCGATGTACGCGGCACCAGGTTGGGGTTGGCGCATGGCCACCAAGCCTCCGGCGCTGACCGGGTTAAGACGTGGTGGGAGAAGATGACCCACGGCGGCGTCATGGACTGCCACGTCCTCTTGACTGGACATTTCCACTACGCCAGCCTGCGCCCCCATGGGCGGGATCAAGTAACGGGTAAGGCGCGCTGGCACATCCAAGCCTCAACCCTGGACAACGGCTCCGCATGGGTGATGAACAAGATGGGCGAAGACGGAGATCCGGCACTGACGGTGTTCCAGATCAACAACGACGGCTTCGACGTACAGAGCTTCGCCCTCCTATGAAACGTCACGATACGATTCAAGTAGGCGCCAACGCTGAAAAGCGCTGCCCGAGATGCGAAACCGTCAAGCCCGTCACGGCATTCTCGGTTGACCGTAACCGAAAAAGCGGCCGAAACTGTTACTGCCTCGAATGTACGCGTAGGACCAACCGGGCGTCGTATAGCCGGAACTTCGAGGGTGGGAAAGCCCGGAAGGCGGCAGCCTACAAGCGTGACCGTGAGAAGTTTTTGGCGCGAAACAGGCGCTGGCGGGCTGATAATTACGAACGCGAGCTGGAAACGAACCGTAAGTACTACCACGATAACAAGGCTCAAGTTCGGGCCTGGCACAAGCGCTACTACGAAGCTAATAAGGATGCAGCTTTCGCGGCAAGTCAGCGGCGGCGAGCTCGCATGCGGTCCGCTGCTACCGCCCCGTTCTCCATGGACGATCTGCGGATGAAGTGGCGCTACTGGGGTAATAGGTGCTGGATCTGCGGCGGGAATCCCACTGCGACTGATCACGTCAAGCCACTGAGCAAAGGCGGTGCCCATATGCTGTGCAACCTCAGGCCGATCTGCAAACCTTGCAACTCGGCAAAGCATGACAAGTGGCCGTATCAGCGTCCGATACCCGCTGATACTTCCGAAGATGTCGCGAGCTAGCTATGAGTGAACACCCTGACGAACTCATACAGAAGTACGTCGAAGCAATGGATCAAGAACCGGGCTGGCGGGTATCAGATTTCGTGCTCATGGTCGGGTTCGAGAGAGTCCAAGCGGACGGCACCATAGAGCACACTTACGGCGTGCATGAAGGTGAGAACCAATCGCCCTGGGCTACACACGGTTTAGTCGCCAACGGTATAGAACACCTAGAACGAACTGAGTGACTACGGCTGGCTGTTCCAATGGGCTAGGTCTTCATCGTCGATCAGTGTGACGACTATCTGGGCGATCCGCTCATCACTCTCGTCAGTGCCGTAGTCCACGATCCACGCCCAGATGTCGTAGCCGCCGTCGCCGAATCCTGCCGAAAACTGCACCCCGGACCCGTACTTACTGAATAGGTTGTGACCACTACCGATTCCTGGATACTTGGCTGGGGCAAAAGCGGGGTCGGTGATCGCGGCCATGGCCGAGTCGACCGAGACGCCGCCGATGCGTTCCCATCGACCGTTGCGGCCTGGGGCTGGTGTTGGTGGTTCACCCATCCCTCAATTTTACGCCGTTGCAGTCGAAGTCGCGGTGTCTAGGCCCCGCGCGAGGAGAGCGCGCAGGGAACTAGCTCACCGTACCGCGCTCTTTTTTAGATGTATCTGGTGTTGCGTCGAAAAATAGCCCGCTGCCTGCATGTTTCTTTTTTATCCACAACCTAATCGGGGAGGGTTCCCATGGCCTTACATCCATCTGATTGGGCGTGGATCACTATGGCTGCTGGGATCGTCGCCTACGAGATAGCTTGCCCACCCGGGGAACTGCTATCGGACGCCACTGCACGGTACGGGCAGTCCCACATGTTCCTCAGCTCCGCCGTGATCGGGGTAGTGGCCGTTCATCTGCTGCGCACCACCGGACTGCTGCGGTTCATCCCCGAACAGCTCGACCTAATCCATTTGTTGGCTTCACTGAAATGAGAGGACACCGCTATGTGCAGAGTTGAGACCTGGAAGTGTGAGCCGACAGTGGAGACTTCGCGGTGAACATGGCCGACTGGCAGCTGCCGCCACTTGCTCAAGACGGCTGGGGCCTAGCGACCTGGGTAGTAATAGCATTCGTCGTCATGTGTTTCCTCGGCATCCTGTGGACGCTGCAACACTTCGACCTCAAAGCCATCCGGCACCAAACAGAGAACTCCCACGACACCAACCTGCGTGACGACATCGACGAGATACGCGAGATGGTCCGCGACGGAATGGCCGACATCCGCAGCGATATCTCCGGTATCCGAAAAGACATCGGAGGACTGCGCGGAGAGCTGCGCACCGAACGCGAAGAACGCATCGAATCCGACGCCCGCATATGGCGGGGACCCTGGAAGGCTTAGACCCCGCCGTTAGCGCTTACCGCCAATAGAATTGGGGTATGACAGCGGGGCAATGGTTTGGAACCGTTCTTATGATCGTGTTCGGAGTGTGGTTCGTTGGATTCAATATCCTCCTTTGGGTAGGCGACCGCATAGATAAACGGAACCGCGCCGAACTGGCAGACATCAGTCGGGACTTCGACGCGCTAGGCCCAAATCCGAGCCTTGAGGAGATGCAGCCAGCGCTAGATCGTCTCGCCGCCTACCGAATCAGGTTTGAGAACTGGCGCTCGCCCACCAGTAATCCGACCTGAGCCCCCTCGCTTCACAGCCGCCCCCGGCTCCCGTGCTTCCCCCCAGCATGGTTGAGCCGGGGGCTTTTTTGCGTTGTGGACCTGCGGCGATGCTTCCCAGCAACGGGGTGCGGTGGCCCGTAAGGGCTCTCGGTATGCTCTCTAGGCTCGGAGCGAAAACCGTTAGGCTACAGTCTAGGCTACAGTTGGCTTAGGATTTAGTCAGGAAATACGCCCTGAGCAGCGATGGGGCGGTAGCTCAGTTGGTTAGAGCCGTGGACTCATAATCCATTGGTCGCGGGTTCGAGCCCCGCCCGCCCCACTTCATCGGCTGTTTTTGGCGTTTGTAGGGTCCAATCCATCGTTTATTCATCGCTTATGGTGGCGTCTAGCAGGTCTGCGACCTCGTGATGCACCTTGCCCCTGGCCATGTAGCGGTCCTGCGTCATGCTGACTTTCGCGTGTCCGAGCTGATCGGCTCCGACCCGTGCAGACAACCCGTTGTCATCGATCAGGGTGGCCATCGTCTTGCGGAAAGAGTGGGTAGTGACCCCGGGGACGCCCAGGTCGTCGCGTACGGCACGCCACTGTTTCCCGAAGTTGTTCGGGTCGCGCCATGTGCCCGCCGTGGACGGGAAGATCATCAGCTGCTGACCGACGTAATCGCGCCCTTGCCGATGACGAAGCGCAGTGACGGCAAACGAAGGCAGCGCCACCGTGCGCATGCCTGCTGCCGTCTTCGCCTCATCGATCCGCTGCAGACCCGCACCAGTTGCACGGACCAACTTGCCCGTCACTGTGAGGGTGCCTGCATTGGCGTCGAAGTCCGACCACCTCAACGCCAATAACTCGGATCGGCGGAGCCCGGTCGCCATCAGAATGATGAGTGGGTCAGCGAGGTCGTTGCCTGCGCAGTATTCGGATGCTCGGATCTCAGCGAGTAGCGTTCGCAACTGATCAGCGCTCAGGGCTGTTGCGCCCTTTGGCCGTGTCTTGCTTCGCAGCGATTGCACGTCACGTACGGGATTGGCTGGGATCACGTTGGCCATGACCGCAAGCTGGAGGCCACCCTGCAGGATTGTTTTCGCTTGCCTGGCCATCGTTGTGCCGTGGGCGGTACGCATGGACCGTAGGGCCGCGTCCATCCTCGCGGCGTGAGCTTCGCTGACTCGTACGCCGCCGAGGAAGTTTCGGAGTTTGTCCGATGCGAACTTGTACGTAGCGACAGTGGCGGGGGACCGGCCGTCATCTGACAACCGTCCGATGTGTTGATCGACCAGCGCCATCACGAGCGTGTCGTAGCCGATGGTGTCAGTATCAGCTGGAAGCCGACGGTCGGACAGTGCTTCGATGAGCGCATCCTCGGCTAGCTTGCCGTGCTTGTCGAAGTCATCGACCGGACCGCGTCGTTCAACGATTCGTGTGACCCCGTCACTGTCTCGATAGCGGCATCGCGCTACCCAAACGCCGCCGCCGACATACTGTCGGCTGATCTTGCCGTGCTGCCCAATTCGCAGCGGAGGTCGTCCTGCCACAGGTGTTTCTTCCGTTCGTGGTGCTAGCGTGCGTCGAGCACGGCGTCAGCGTCCGACAACAGGGAATTTTCCCATGCCACAACGTCGGACAAGCGGTAGCGGACGTGCCTGCCGAACCGTGCGTAGCGCGGTCCAGTTCGCTTCGTCGCCCACTCCGCTGGAGTCTTCGCCGGTACATTGAGGCGCTCGGCAAGTTCTTTCCTGCTCAGCCAGATCGATTCGTTCGTTTCGCTCATGCAGCCATCGAAACTGGTCCCTGTAATCCCTGGTCGACCGATACTGGCTTCCCTGTAATCGACTCCGGGACAGTGCTTTCCTGATCGTGAAGACACGATCAGGCGGCGATCATCGCCGGGAGAACGATAAGGACCGATCACGGATGGCATCAATGCCCTCACCGCCGAAGCGGAGCATTAACTCATGGCGTAGGACGTACCAATCGGTCTGGGACGAGCACGCGTTGAACTACCGTGCTCATGACGCGTGGTTCCGCGTCTTTGCTTTCGCGGTGGCGAGGGCCGGGGCTAACGGGCATGCACCGTGCCCCCAAGGTGAGATCGCAAAGGTGCTCGGTCGCCCGCGTAACGAAGGTATGTGGATTCCAGCATCTCCCAGTGGTGTTTCGCAGGCAATCTCGCTCGCGAAGGAAAAAGGGTTGTTGCACAACACCTCTCACGCACGGTGCTTGGTTCTCCCTTCGCATGCTTGGGCTGGAGGATTGGGGTCAGCGGTCAGGCAGTGCCCGGTACACGGATAACGCTCGCCACCACATGCGACGTGTGACAAGGCTAAATAGATATAGAACCGGTCGCTGTTTCCGCAGGTAGAAGAAAATTTCCTTTAGGCGGAGCCGCAAGCGGATTGCGGTGCGTCCTTCTGTTCCGCCCGGCGTGGTTTTCGATTGTCCGTCTTGGTCTGGTTGCTGTATCTGCAGGTCGCGGCGATCAGGAGTATTAGGCAATCAGGTACGAAATCTCCTCCCGTGCAATAGAAGACAAAGTCATTCACTGCGTCTACGCTGCGCAAGCAACATCTTTCACCGTCAGCGTGGAGAGGCATAGAGGAAACGAGCAGCCGTGTCTGAATCACGTATACAAGCGTTGGTTATCCGACCTGATCAGGCTTACGAAGTCCGCAAACTTGACGACAAGCCAAGCGCCTACAGAAAGCTGGTCGGCGACACCGATGGGACCTTCGAGGTCGCCAACATCACCATCTGGTGCAGCAACAGGCCGGGCCCGTTCAACTCGATGGCCAGCTTCCTCTGGTGGAAGCTGGAGCCCGCTATCGCCGAACTCGAGCGCCTGGACGGCACTGTCGTCATCACCGGTCTACCCGACGAGGCTGGCTACCCCACGCCCCTCCCTGACAACATCCTGGAGACGTACCGCAACCTGGAAGCCAGCCAACTGCCATGGCGCTTTCCTACCGACGAGGGCGGCGAATCAAGCGACGCTCGGTAGCAACGGATCGGCGACGTACGCGGGGCCGCGACATGCACATGTCAGGTGTGTAGCAGGTTTGCGGCAGGAGGCATGAGCCGAGCTGCGACCGGCTCTCATTGAGCATCGCTTTGCCCCCGAACTGGAAAGTAGGAGCAAAAGTCCTGCCCACCCCAATGACCTAAGGTGTTCCCGAAGCGGATTGAAAATGTAAGCGGTCCATCGAATTCCGCTGGGGAGAGGGGGCCGGATTTGCGTGAGTGTCTGGTGTAACAACGGCTTCAGGGTGCCCCCCCAGGCGACGAAGTAGAGACACTCTAGAGGCAGGAAGTCAATCGTCGAGGTGGTCGGAGCGCATCAGCGTCTTCCTGAGCCCCTTACAGACAAGCCATTCGAGAGCTTCAGTACCGAGAGAATCAGGGCTCGACAGGAGGATGCGGTGCATGACGTCTCGGTCTTGCAGCGCAGGCGGCAGTCCTGGCGGTAGTTCATCGACTGTGTCGAGAAAGGCCGTGACCATCTCGGGCCAATCCGGGCCGCTCCACCAATGCGGCGCAACCAGGTTCGCGAAGGTCACGTACTTCACCAGTACTTCCCTCAGCCCGTCCTCGGAGATCTGGTTTGAAATCCATTCCGCCTTCTTCTGAACCGCGCCGCACCACTCTTCGTAGTACGGTCCTAGCAGGTCAGTGACATCGCGATGGCACAGCTCTGTGCCTTCCCAACGTCCAACGCGCAGCTGACCAGGTTCCGTCAACCGTTGAACGACGCGTTCCAGGTCGAAACCTGATCTGAACTCTTCCAACATGATTCGTGTGACCTTGATGTTGGCCGCGAACATCTCTCCGTCGCTGATTCGCCGTATTCTGTGCGGAGGTCTGTGGATGTGTGCCTCTTCGACGGTTGACCACTGGCCGCGCCAGAAATCGTGGGCTAGCCCGATCGCTATCAACCCGTCAACTTCGTCTGTCGACAATTCCGTCGGCCGGCTCATTGGTCCTCCTTACCTGCGTGAAGATCCTCGGCCAGCACCCGATAGACCGTTGCCCGGCTCACACCGAGTGTGTTCGCGATTGTCAGTACGGGCTCGCCTGCTAGGTGCATACGTTGCGCCAATGCAGCCTTTGCGTTGTCAAGAGCTTTTGGTCGACCGATGTGCTGGCCCCGCGCCCGACGGGACTCTCGTGCCGCAGCTCGGCGCTCTCGACCAAGCTCGAGCTCGAGCTCAGCAAGGCTCGCTAGCACCCCAGCGATCATGCGGCCGGTTGCATTTGAGCTGTCGATGCCTTCACGGAGAGAATGCAACACGATTTCCCGCTCGGCTAGGTCGCGGATGGTGGCCATCACCTCCGCTGCATTCCTACCAAGGCGATCGATGCCAACGACGACGATGCCGTCGCCGGGGCGGGCGTAATCCAGTAGGGCGGCAAGACCTGGACGCTGCTCACGTGTGGAGGTCCCCGACAGTTTGTCTTTGTAGATGCGGTCGGGCCCGACTCCGGCTTCGGTCAGTGCGTCGAGTTGCTGGTCCAGGGACTGATGAGCGGTGGACACTCGCGCGTAGCCCAGCAGTACACCAGTGTCGGCCGTCGTCGATGTGTCCATTTTCCAAGCCTGTCTCAAATCTATCGCACATGCAAGGTTTTGCGACCATTGTTTTGAGGCGAGTTTTGCGACAGCTTGACCTCGGTGTATTTGCGCTGCTGTGATACTCGCCGGTCGCTGTCCGAAACTAAAGATTTGAGACAGAGAGGCAGAGCAGCCTACGAAGCCCGTAGTGCAGTCTGGCTGGTGCCGCCTCATCTGCACTATCCGGAGTTTGTCGAAGCAACCACAGATAGTCCGAGTGGCGATTTGGTGTGCCCAGTTCTCCTAAGGTGATGGTGCTAGATGGCACACGACTACCCCGACGATCACTGTCGAGCGCAGGCGGAAAGAGGTCAACACAGAGTGGATCTGAAGATTGATCATTGGATACGTGGGCAGGACGAGGACGGTGCGGTGTCTTTGGCTCGAACCCTGTGCATGGCCGAGCGAGGGCGCCTCGGACTGCCACTGGATACTGTCGCCATCAGCGGAAGAGTCAAGACAGCCGATGAAGGCATTGATGGGCGCACGAAATTCCCCGAGACGGCTGACACGGACTTCCCGCGAGGGCACAACGTCTGGCAAATCAAGAGCGGAAAGACGGCCCCTTCGGTCTCTAAAGAAATCAATCCGACGAAACACGCGGCGCTCATCGAGGCAATCAAGAACGGCGCTGACTACGTGTTGTTTTGGACCAACGACCCGATCGATAAACAACGAAAGGCAGTCACAACGGCGTTCACAAACGCGGTCAAGAAGATTCGAGCTGACGCTAACGTCGTCACGATTTTTGCCGACGAGATCGAGCAACTCTGCTACCAACATGTTGCTGTACTCGCTCAACATGGGCCGATGCCGATCAGCGGCTTGGTGGGTCTCGAGGTGTGGGCGCGCGGGTTTTCGCCGATTGAATTCGAACCGGACGCGCCACGCCTCGCAGCGATCGACGCTGTCCGCCAACACGTCGCGGTCCGCAACGAACCGAACGCAATTCTCGTCTACGGAGACACCGGCGTTGGCAAAAGTCGCCTTGTCTACGAGGCTCTCGCTCAAGACGGCGTACGTGAACGCGTTCTTGTCGCACGCGACCCAAGCGGATGGAATCAGGGGCTCCTATCTGACATCGCGAACACCCCCGGCAGCTCTCTTATCTTGGTAGTTGACGACTGCGATGCCGACGAGCGGCGCAGGCTCAACAACCTGGTCGGACTGTGCCAAGGCCGCATTAGGCTCATCACGACTGGACCTCGCACGACCCGCGAGCGAGCGATCGAAGACCGTCGCCGGCTCGAACTGCTTCCCCTCGAGGCTCAGGCCAGCAAGAACATCGCGTTGTCGAGGGGGCTCGACGAGCAACAAGCGTCCCTCGTCGCGAGTCTCACTGACGGCTATCCGGGTCTCGCAGATGCGCTTGCTATCGCGCTCGCGAACGGCGGACCAGACTCCACACTGTTGGAGCAAATTCGCGCAGACGATGCTATCGGCCCAGTCTTTGCAACACTGATCAGTGACGACGAAGTTCCCGCCCTTGGGCTGGTGGCTTTATTCGAACGCCTCGGGTTCGAAGGTGACTTGGCACTTGAGTTGCGATTGGCCTGCGAAGTCTTTGACATCGACGAGGCTTCAGTGCGCGGGGTGGCCGACCGAGAATTGCGGCGTTTTGTATCGACTGCCGGACGCTATCGTCGGGTGACCCCGAGAATCTTCGCCGTCTGGCTCGCGGCACGGTTCTTGCAGCTGCGTTCGACCACGATTGCTGACGAGCTCGACAAACTGCCTGAAGTTCTGCGGGAACGGATCGTAGACCAGATGCGACAGTTCGCCGGAGACCCGGTAGTTTCGCGCACCCTTGGGGTGCTTCTGGAGGAAGCCCCTTTTACGGACGGCGCCATAGCTGACGTGGACGATGGCGCCGCTCGACTTTTACACGTCGCGTCCATTGTGGATCCGGCAACTGCGATGCTGACAATCGAACGGATCATGAACGGAGTAACCACCGAGCAACTCGCCTCGGTTCGAAGTGGCCGCCGCGACCTCGTTCAAGCGATCGAGGTGTTGCTCTGGTCTGGTGACCTATTCGAGCGGGCCGCTACTGCAGCTTTGCGACTCGCGATGGCTGAAAACGAGCAGTGGTCGAACAATGCGACCGGCGCGGTTCAGGGCATATACCGAGTCTTCCTTGGCGGAACAGGCGCAGATTACGCACGAAGGATTAGTTGGACACGAGAAGCGCTGAGGGCTCACGGGCAAGCCGCGACACGGATTGTTATTCCCGGCCTCGCATCGGCTTTCGACCCCCACGAAACCCGCTTCGCGACAGACTTTGGTGGCCGAGTGCCGCCGATCGAGTGGCGACCAGCCACGTTCGCGGAAGAGGCTGCTGCACGTATGTCAGCGTGGGAATTGCTAATCGAGATCGCACGTAATGAGTTGGATTCGCGCGATTCGGTTGCACGCTCTCTCGCCCAAGGACTCCGCACTGCGTTGTCGCGCGGCATCCCCACCGAAGCGCTTGCGTCGCTCGGCGAAGTTGAATGGCCTCCGCGCGGGCGCGCAGAACTGATCGAAGCTCTCAATCACGCACGCACATACGACGAGCCAGATCCAGAACTCGACGCCAAAATTTTCGATCGCATCACACATCTAACTGGTGAAGGCATATATCAGCGCGCTGCTTATGTCTTCGCAGCTTCCGTCTGGGAGCTCTCCGAGGACCTCGACGAGCGCGTTGCTGGCCTGCCAGGACCGCTTGTCAATCTCGTTGAGGAAACGGCAGTTGGAGGAGTGGCCGTCTGGCGGCAGATCATCGAAATCGCAAAGGACGGAAACGCGGATACTGCGAGCAGATTCTTTGAAGAGCTTGCGAAGCGGGCCCCTAGCGTTGAGTTCGAGGTTGAGATGGAGACGCTCCCGCAGCCCCCACTTCCGGCGTTAGTGGGTTATCTTCGTGGCCTCGCCATGGTTGATGCGGTAGATCCGGTGGTAGTACTCGAAAGATGGATCACCAGCAAGGACCTGGGAAAGGCGGTACTTCAGGGCATCCACCTGTTACCCGCGACCGATGTGCTTGCCGAGCTCGCGATCAAAGCGGTTAGGCAAGGGTCGGCGCCCGCCGAGGAGGTTGGCCGCTTCCTGTATGGCGGCTGGACTCGTCCGCTCAGCGCCGATGCGGTGGCCGGTCTGCTGGAACTGCTGGTCGAAGCAGCACGGAACCAAATTCGAGATGGCAACGACAACCGCGTGCACCGCACGTTGGATCAAGCTCTTGGCATAGCGGATCAGTGGACTGAAGTCACTCCAGTTCCCCCTGTCGGTTCCCGGCTCAGGTCGGTCTTGACCGATCTACTCACCATCTCGGAAGCAGCAGAAGGCACTCCTGGCGGTTCCACAATGGTGGATCTTCACGTCGGTAACATCCTTCCGCGCCTGGGCCTGACTACCGCGGAACGACTAGAAATGCTGCTGCGACGCCTTCAATCACTGAACTCATTTCCGTCCGATTACGTTCTGAGCGAGCTGGACGAGCTCAGTCGTGCTGAACCGGTCGTGGTGGTGCCAGCGATAGTCGAGTTTTTGGAGGCTAGCGCGGATGGCACCTTTCACCGATGGTCGTTGTGGCTTGACGACGCCAAGGTCCTAAGCCGTATTCAGCGGGTGATCGGGCCCGATCAGCTCCTTCCTCTAGTAGCCGATATCGACGACCCGAAGATCTGGTCTCAACTAATTGGTCATGTCGCGTTTGATACTGACGAGCCCGACCCTTTGCTAGTTGCGATTCTTGGCACGTCCGACGATGCAGAACTGCGTGGAGCGGCGACGGTCCGATTCATGCACCCGCATTCGACCGCGTGGGGACCTGAGTCCGACAATCTCAAAGGTCGACGCGAGACGGCCAGTCAATGGAGTGCCTTGCCTGGACAGCCGCGACTTTTCACCGAATGGCTCGCTGGAGTTGTCGAAGCGCTGGACCAAGCGATCAGTTCGGCGGAGCTGCGCGAAGCCGAGGAACGGTGACAACCATCGAACGCTCGCCATCACCAAGCCATCATTTATCCACCCTCGTATGAGTTCGAGGACACCGCTGGTGGGCGCGATTGCCTCGGTGGTGGCGCGGTTTGCAAGCCACTGATGACTAAGTCGAGGACGAAGCCCCAAGGTGCCATGCTGGTGGGCGGTTACGACAGCTAATTGACTCGGAAACTGCGTGGATCGACCGATGTTGACTGAGAAGATCAGAAGTGTGAGCAGGAACTTGTACTCGGATCGGCACGGCCGCGGAACACCTCAGACTGCCCAGAACCTTTCTTCTACGACGAAGGATGCGCTACTGAACTTCGTGCGATCCCGCGTTGAAGCGAACTGGCTCGCGGAGTCGTTTCCCGAGCATTGCTACGACGGGAACGGCATAACCGGCAGCGATCGCGATGCAGTCGTGTCCTACTTGGGCGCAGTAGTGCCGCAGATCAAATGGCCGTTGTCAGTCAACCGAGACGCCAGCGACGACGCTGTGTTCGATCTCCTTGAAGTAGTAGCGCAGAAGATTTCATTGCCGAAGCGCGCGGAGTGGCATGGCTTCTTCAAGCACCATGAGCTGGAGTTCGACGGAGATGCAGGGAAGATCGATTTCCGCGACGCCGTCAACATGATCCTCAGCGGAGGCGGTTCTGCATTCGCGATGGACATCCGAGGGGAGGTGCAGCGGATCATCCCCGAGGAGGTCGTTCATTCACTCGATTCGCTTCAAGTACCGACGGGCGATGAAGTTCTCGACAATCTACTAGCGGAAGCGCATCGTCTGTACGTGTCGCGCCGTGCAGCGGACCGCTACTTGGCACTAGAGAAGCTATGGGATGGTTTTGAGCGGTTGAAGACAATCGACGGCTGGACCAAATCGACTGGTGCTGATCGGCTTGCCGCGAACGTTGAACCGCCCGAACTGCGCGACTCCGTCAAGGCGGAGATGTTGGAACTAACGCGGATCGGCAACCAGTTCCAGATTCGGCACCATGAAACCGACAAGATCGGTGTCCCGGTCGCGGCTCAGGACTACTTGATGCGACGCATGTCTGCCGTGATTGCTCTCCTCATCGAGGCCCGCGAGCGATCTGTGGGCTAGCACCTGTGCATAGCCGTTGACGGATCGTGAGTGTCAGCGGCCTATGTGCGCGCTTCGCCAATGCCGGACGAGGCAGAATGGCGAGTCCCCTTTACTGAGTCCACCCGGTTCTAGAGTCGGGTTTGTTTGATCCGGATTCAGTTGATCTGGCAGGCCATCGGGG